CTCTAGCAGAAAGCCCCTGAGGGTCTAGTGGTTCTATTCTTTCTGGTCTACCTGCTTCTGCCAACCTTGCAATTGTTCCTCCTGGAGTAGGAAATACCGTTCCACCTTCAGCCAGTTCTGGAATTGTTGGAAAACCTACAGATCCTCCGCCAAAAGGACCTACTTTTGGAAGTGTTATTCTTAGTTTTCCTAGAGTATTATTCCAAGCACGTATAAGAATATTCAAAGCATTCTTAGCAACAGTTACTGCTCCATCAAATACTTTAGAAAATGCGTCTTTTATGCCTGAGACTATCTTTTTTACTCCTTCAACAAAACCTGATATTTTGTCCTTAATTGTTAGCAACGCTGTTCCAATTTTTGTTCCTACGGTAACAAAGGCATCAACAATTCCAGCAATAATTTTAATAAGAGTAGCAATAATATCTGCAAGAAATTTTATAGCCCCCACTAAAATAACTTTAATAATTGGAATTACAAATGTTCCAATTACATCTCCAAGAACTTTCATAAAATCTCCAACTTTTTGAATAGTTGGTTGAACGTCTTCTAATGCTTTTTTTATTACATCAAAAGCGTCTTTTAGTGCTACCCCTACTGCTGATACTAAATCTGCAATTGCTTCACGGAATATTTCACTCTTTTTATAAATAATAACAAGAACTGCAGTTACTGCCACAATTACTGCAATAATTGCTAGCAGCGGTCCTGTAGCAATTCCAGTAGCCGCAGATACTGCCGTAAACGCATTTTTAACAGCAAGAATTGGTTTTACAAACTGAGCGATAGAACCAACAACTACCTTAACAAAAAATCCAAATACTTTTGCTACTAAACCAAAGGCTGCTAAGAAAGGAAGCACTGCTGCTGATATTTTGAGAATTTCTTGGCCTAAATCAGTAGCAAGAAATTCATTTAATTTTCCAAATATAAAACTTAGAGTGTCAAAGAAGATTATTATAGAGCCAGCCTCTGTTACCAATGCTGTAAAAGTAGCAAACTGTATTAAGAAATTACCAAAAGAAGGTAAAGAATTAGTTAAATTTTCTCCAACTGTTTGAAATATGTCAGTAACAAGATTAAGTTGGTCAAAGAAAATTCCAAGCGCTGGGTTATCAGCCAAAGTAATAAAGCCACCAACAATATTGCCAAGAAGGCTCAGAAGTTTTGTTCCGTTGACAGCGGCATCAGCAAAGAAGTCTTTTAGAGGGCGTCCGTCAATTTCTGTTATATTTTTGAATCTACCAGTTACCTCTTTTAGATAATCTAAAAATATCTGTCCGCCACTGCCTGGACCAACGTTGGCAGCAATAATCTTTCCTAGTCCACCAAATGTGTTTCCAATAATTTTACCTAAGTCTTTTAATATGCCTCTAGCAATTTGAAATCTTTCATTAAGTTTTCCAGAGGCTTCATCAGCCTTAAGGGTCTCTTTCCAGCCATTAGTTACTGCGGCAATCCACGCAGAGAACTCCTCTGTAAGAGGACTAATATTGTCAAGAACAATTAAGAGGCCTTCATAAAGACTAATTAAAGCGTCACCAAAATTTTCAAGAACAATGTCGTTAGATTTCCAAATTCTTTCTAGTCTTGCTAGATTCTCTCCCTCAGTGACTGCCTCGGAGAACTTTACAGCGATTCTTCCAATAACATCGCCAGTTCCTTTAAGAAGCGGGATTAGTGCTGGAAATAATTTAGTTCTAAAGTTTTCTAAAGCAGTCTCCAACTGCGGAAATAAGTTTTCACCTGCTGCTGCTTTTAGGTCTTTAAGTGCTGGTATAAAAGTATTAACCATATACTCAGCAAATGCTCTTGCCTCTTTTGATAACTCTGCTAGAGCATCGGCGTAGGCATCTGTCGCATCTTTGTTATTTTTTATATCATCTACGGCCTCTGCCGCATCGTCTCGTGCCTCAGTGGCACTAAGAATTGAACGTTCATTGTCTTTTATTGTTTCGTTATAAGCATTTGTAGCATCATCTACTGCTGCTAGAGCAGTAACAACATTTTCTTGGCCATCAATGAGCGCTTGCGGACCCTTTTTCGCAAGTTCAGCATTTTTTGCTTCTGTCTTTTTTAAGTCATTATTGGCATCAATTGCTTTTCTATAATTCAAATCTGCTTGAGCAAACGCAAGTTCTGCTTCTTTACGTGCACGAGAGTTTGGTGGAAGGTCTGATACACGAGCCAAAGCCTCGCGGGCTTTTTCTAACTCAAGTGCAGCCTTTTGTTCTGCAATAGCAGCATCTTCTGATTCAAAACCAATCTGCTGTAAATCTTCAATTGCCTGTTCACGAGCCTTAGATAATTCTTTTTCAGCATCAGTAATTGTTTTCTTTGCTTTTACTTCTCTAGTTGCAGCATCTTCATAAGCATCTGCTAGCGCCCTTTGTGCTTTAGTAAGTCTATCTTCTGCTTTTTCAAGTGCTTTTGCTCTATCTGCTCCAGCCTTTTTGGCTTTACTTCCAGCCTGAATTGCTTTTCCAACTCCAGAGAATGCTAATTTAAGAGTGATAGCCGCCTGAGCAACCGCAGTAACACTTTGTGCAAGAACATAAAAAGCAGGTGCTGTTGCAGCAGATATAACTGAACCAAGAGAGAGAAAACCTGTTATAAGTACACCAATAATGCCACCAAGAGCAGTTAGCGCAGGGGCAAGAACATATCCTGCTCTAGTTAACTGAGAAAATCTTTCTTTAGCAGCAACGCTTTGTCTGATAAGATTACCAAACATACTTTTGCCGTCGCCACCACGTCTAAATCCTTTTTGAAAAGACCTACCAACATCGTCTCCTGCTTGCTGACCAATGCGGTCAGTTCCCTTAAAAGCATTTTTAATGTCTTTTTCAACGCCAGTAGTGATGGCCCGAACAACTATAAATGCATCACCTACAACTGCCACGTACCATCACCTCCTGACATTCTTAGCCCAAAGGGCCATCTAATACTTTTCCAAATGGTTTTGGAGAGTTTTCATTTATATCTGTAGCGGGAACAAATGGTTTTACTGCTGCCTTCTTCGGGTCAAACGGAGTTACATCGCTGTAATCCATCTGAGTACCTAAAGGTTCTTCAGAGTAATCATTTGAACTTCCGCCATATGTATAGGCTTTGTCGTAAAACTCTCTATACATAATTTTTCTAATTTTGTTCTTCGCGTCAACTTGTTCTCCACTAACAGCGCTAGTAAAGTCTTCTTCAAATAAAACGTGTACAACGTCTAACATTTCAGAAGAAGATAACTCAGAAATCTGTAGGCCGCTCATTAGTGCTTTCCCGTTGACATAAGGCCAAAGGTCTACTGCCCACTCAAGGAGTCCTCTGGCCCCTGCATAGGGCGGCCTGAGTACTGCTCAACTAACCACGCAGTGAGTTCTCCTAACGTTTCTACAGTTACAATTTTTTCTGGGTCTTCTAATAAAGCCCTAAATCTGACAAGGCTTTCTTCAATTAATGCTTTTGCAAAAAAAGTTTCAATCAACCCTGCGGCAACTGCACCTTCGCTCGCAGACTCAGATTGAGAAGCAGCAACCATGTCCAAAAGAACTTTTCCTTGGAGTGCTGGCTTGCAGTGGAACTCTTCCCCATGGACTTTGAAAGAAAGGGGTTCTGAGACACTGTTACCAGCACCAAAATCCCTAAATCTCGGATTTGTCATCTTTGTTTATCCTCGTTTCTCGTGTGTCTTTATTTACTATTGACATAGTAAATTACTAACTATTTTACCAACTTTAAGTTGTCAGTAAGATAGCGATTTGCTTTTGTTCCAGGATGCATGACTGCGTGGGCATAGACCACACGGCCCCTGTTAACAAACCTAAGTACCGTTGCCCTGTTGGGAACGATGACATGAGGCTTACTTCCCTCATGGTGAAGTAGTGCATAGTTCAAAGATGAGCCAATTTTTACAAATTGACCTCTAGAGTCACGCAAATGGCGCATATGAATAGAAGCACGAAGTGCTCCAGTTCTAACTCCAACCTGAGCCCTAGCAGCAGCCTGAACTATTCTTCCCTTCTTTGCTAGATATCTTCCGACATCTCCTGAAGGGTTATTGAGCATAAAGTCTAACTCTGCTCTTCTAATAATTACTGTTGACATTTTACGGAACCGCCGCTGTAAATGTGAGAACTACAGTTTGAAAACCGCCCTCTGGTGCTTGAACTTCTACAGTTGCAATTACTCCCAAGCCATATCCTCCAGGCTCCCAGGTATCCAACTGAGCAGCACTGTCTAATAGAATCCAAGCATCGTATGCAGAGATTTCAGCAAAAGATTCAATGTTGTCTGCTGATGGTGGTCTTCCATTTTGACCAACAACTGGAACTTCTCTTGAGATAGAAACATTTATTGTCGCACTTCTTGGGTCATTACAACGTCGTGGTTCTGTTGCTTCATCCCCAGGAGAACCTACATACATCTGAACAAAAGAAACAACAACCTGTTCGCAATCGACTGCTGGTTGTCCTAAGGTGTAATACCTTCTAGAAGGCAGAGGCATATTGTAAGAAGCATAAGAAGAAACAACTTGGTCTAAGACTGCTTGCAAAAATACAGCAAGATTTTTAGCATTACTGCTAACAGATGCCTTATTTATAGGTGTTGCCACTTATGTCTCTCTTTCGTCTTTTACGTAAATTCTACAAGGTGTAGATAGGCTCTACTCTTGTTCCAAGTTGGATTGATACATTTGCTGTAAGAAGATTGATTACCTCATCTACAGCAGGGTTTGCCAAACTTGGTCTAGTACAGTAGATGTCATATGAACCTGGCTCCCTTGGCCCTAGAACAGCAAGAATATCTGAGTAATCAACTGTAATAGTTATTTTCTCAGTGGCACGACTCAACACGGCAGCACCAGTAAAAGTTTCAGTTTTAGATCCTGTGTAATCAGAGACAGTCATAGAAACTACCCAGGCATTATCGTTTAGTAAGAAATCTCCACTTACTTCATCTAAGTAAAGTACAACACTTCCACCAGTTGGCAAGACTCTTAAGTCAAATGCTGTTTCTGTAAACAAGAAAGGCTTTGGAGTAATACGACGAGCCTTAGGAACATCTGGACTAAATACACGAGCGCGAGCACGGGCTTTATCTGGATTAGAAGTTTTCAAAAATAAATCAACAGCGTATAGTCCAGTACGCAAGTCATCAATAAAATCTTGATTGTCAAGTACTGTGTATGAAATTCCTTGTCTAGAAATTGAAGTTACACGCTGAGGCAAAGCACAGGTGTCATCGCCTTCATAAAGTTTTACAAGTTCAATAGCCAACATACGAGCAGCATTTTTGCCTGCTGTTGGAGGAGGAGTTCCGTAGGTATATGTAACCTCTACGTTTGATGGAGTCCAAGTGGCTCCAGGTGCTGCTAAAAGAGTTGAGTGCTCTACTAAATAGTACTGAGATGGGTCAATGATATTTCCATCAATATCTCTTACAGTGTGAATCTTTACAACTTTACGGCCACGAAGGCGAATACGAGTATTTGATGATGTTCCATCACCTAGGTAGTCATCATCTCCATAAAGACCAGAACCACCAAGACGAAGGTTTTGAACATCTCCATCAACAAGAATAGGTGAGTATGTAAGTATGGATGCTCCAGCACGCAAGTATGGGTCAAATATAGAAACATAGCGTTCTGTAACAGTTGTTGTTCCGCTATATTTACGACCTGACATTCCCCAAAGTAAATAAGAGGCAGTTTTTACAGCATCGTAGGCGTAGTCAGAATCAGCATATGCGCTGCCTAAATCTTCTACGTTAGTCCAAAGATTACTGCTCATTATGTCTCCTAAATACTAAAAGCGGACGACTTACCATGTGTGCTAATGACACGACTGGCACGTCGTCCGCCCTCAGTTATCTAATTACTCTGTTGGGTTTTCTGACGATGCGATAATAAAGTCAACAGCATTATCAGCGTTGTAATCTGAGTTACCAGGAACGTTGTATGTTGTTGTTGAACCTTGTGAGGCAAAGTCTGTAACCGCTGTATATCCACGTTGACGAACCGCTGTGCCCACAGGGGATACAGCAGCACTAGCAACGTTTGTAGCAACCTTTGCGTAAGAGAAGGTTGTGTTGCTTCCAACAGTGGTAATTGTGTAAGTACCATTGAATGTGGCATCAACACCTGCTACAACAACTTGCTGACCTGCTTCAAAGTTGTGGGCTGAAGCAGTAGTTATTGTTGCTACGTTAGATGTAAGAGATTTGTTGTTTACTACGGCTGATAAGTTG